AATTGAGACTTACTCACAGAATCCTTACTAATGTGAATATGCATCCCTGTCTCAGAACTTTCAGAAGAAGCATAACCACTTGCTAGTAACGTATTGAACAGAGTATCATAAATATTCTGTCCGTATGTCTTCCAAAAATTCCAAGAAAAAGGATGAGACACAACTTCAACACCAACGTCAGACAATGAGCCATCAGACTTACAATAAAACAAATTAGTATTATCTAAAGCCTTACCGACCATTCCAACTAATGAAGCAGTAGCAGTTCCATCTACAACTATTGAATTGTCATAGTCATCTTCTTCGCAATGATGGTCAATCTCTATTTCTACACCAAAATGTAAAATAGGAATACCCACTCGAGACATTGAATTATACGATATCATAGGTTTGTTACGTTTAGTATTGACCCTATGATATTGAGTCTCGGGTTTATGACCATAACTACGAACAACATCTCTAGACATACATCTAGAGCAAATACCTTGCTCCAAATGAAATGACTTTTTTCCACATGAAGAACAAACTTCAAGACTATCTATACATGATTGATGTAACCAACAATCTAAATGACTAGAATGTGTAATATCTAAGTCGTTATTCTTATCAATAGTTTTACCACAACATCCACAATTAACTAGGTCTTGAACCTTGGTCAATTTGTAAATGCCGTCTTTATTTATGTTTTTTAGAGTATCTAAAATTGACATAATATATTCCTTTCAAATTAATTTCATAAGACATCAACAATATTCTAAACAGGATTGAATACCTTGAGTCTGACTAGAGTGTTTAGCAATAAAGTTGATAGCAAGTTCCTAACAAATTAATGTTCCGTTTGATACTCTATATATGTGAGATTGCAATTCTAGTTCCAAATAAATTTTATCTGTTGATATTGTTACACTTACAGAGACTATTTTTGACCTTGGTTATTTGCTAGCCTCGGATATTTGAACGTACTTGCAAGTCGATTTGACTTTTTCAATTCAACTTTTGCAACCTAAACGGACTTAGGGGGTGTACGCATAACAAAAATAACAGAAACACGAATACAAAAATAATTTTTTTAAATTTTTCTAGGTTTTTCTAGGTCGGGGTACTATACTATACTATATTACTATATTATACTATACTACTACTATACTATACTACTACTATACTATAATACTATACTCACTATTGACAGATACTATACTACTATAATATACTATAAATACTTAATTAAGTATTGTGGATAACTATGTGGAAAACTTAATTACTTCTTTTAAACAACCTTTTTATTTAAATTAACCTATGGATGAAAGAAAGACTAGATTCGATAAAGCATTACAGGGGTCATTTGATGATGTTGATGTTTTTACAAACATTAATGAGATAAAAAAGCTTGGTAAGGAAATACAGCTATTAGACGTTATTAACCCTACCTCTTCCACATACAGCAAGATTGCCGAGCTACTAGCTAGAATAAAATCATTAAGAGACTTTGAATTAATTACAGGTGGTGAAGAATTATTTAATAACCGCCATAATTAGGCATGCCATACTCTAGAAAGATAAAAGGCGTTGAATATACGCTCTATAAGGATGAAAAAGAGTTTAGGCGGTATCATCCTAGCCAAACAATAAAAAACGACTGGAGAGACGCAAATACGGGCGACTGGATTAAAACTGATGATGGACAAGTAACGGTAGTTATCAAAAGGGGTATACTAAAAACAAAAACAACAAAAGATAGTTTTATAAGAACATTACTAGGTATGGCAAATTGTGAAAGAACAAAAGAAATATCTGGTGAGCCGATACAAGACATATGGAGATTTGGTAAGAAAAACTGGTATCAGAAAATAAAAGAGGGCAAGTTATCCTCTTCTAAGCGTATATTTGCAAAGTACATAGCTAGTGGCATGAAACCGATTGACGCTTTTATGAAAGCTCATGAGAACGCTACTAGTTTTGAATACGCAAAAGAAAAAACAAAGGTTTTACTAAAAAGCAAAAAGGTTAGACAGTTGATAGATAAAGAGATAGAGTTACTACTAAATGAAACTGGGATTACAAAATCATACTTGTTAGAGAAAACAAAAGATATTGTAGAATCGGGGGAAGCAAAGGACTCTGATAAAATGAGAGCCATTGAGACCCTGATGAAAATCTCAGGAATGTTAAGTACAGAAAAGAAAGTAGATTCGGTTGCATTGATACAAGAATTTACTGGATTCAGTCAAGAAAAGTTAAATGCTTTTAAAGCTGGAGTATTACCAGAACCGAAGTTAAATGGAAAAGAAGCATAGTATATATATACCAGTTAGGTTAGCAACAAGAAGTGAATTAATAGAATTAGTTTGTGGAGCAGACTATTGCCCTGCTTGTGATTGCGAAATAGTTGGAAATAAGATTATGAATAAGCTACCCTATGTAAACGCAAAAGATAAGTTAGATGGTTGGATATGTGATATATGCGATACCATATTTGATTTAAAGGACAATGTGATACAGATTGGTGACTTTGATGGTACTGATATATACGAAGCTTAATGACAGATAATTTTAACATAACCCCTAGTCCTTCTGAAATGAAGGAAAGAGATGAGGTATTAAAGAATGCATACAATAACCTCATTTATTTTGGTAGAGCCTTTTTACCAAATGACTTTTTAAAGAAATCAGAGTCAGCACCGTTTCACTACGAAATAGCTAAACAAATGATTACGACCAAGCCGGGTGCTAGGATATGTAACATTATACCAAGGGGTCACGGCAAATCAGTAATATCCAAAGCGGCTATCATGCACAAGCTTTGTTTTTCTAAAACAGATGAACAACACTTTATCGCATGGGTATCAGAAGAGCAAGGTCAGGCAATAGACCATCTTAAATATATAAGAAGTCATTTTGAAAACAATAAGATGATAAAATATTATTTTGGCACAATGGATGGTGGCTCAGTAGGTAAAAGGTGGACAGAAAAAGATATTGTTACTGCAAAAGGCGATAGGGTAATAGCAAAAGGTACATCACAAAGACTTAGAGGTCGTGCCGAGGTTGATGTTCGATATACTGGTATTGTACTTGATGACTTTGAATCAGAACTAAATACCAAGACACCAGAACGTAGAGCAGAAATAAAAAAATGGATTGTGTCTACTGTATACCCAGCACTTGAAGAAACACCCGGTAATGAAGGTTGGATATGGTTGTCAGGTACGATTGTACACTTTGATTCTTATTTACAAATGACATATGATGGATGGAGAAAAGCAAAAGAAGATAAACGTGAATATCCTTGGCAAGTAAACTTTTACAAAGCGATTGAAAACGGCAGACCATTATGGGAAGCACAATTCTCTGATGAAAAGTTAGAATCAAAGAAAAGAGAGTTTATCGAAGCTGGTTTAGTCAATAAGTTTGCACAAGAGTACATGAATGATGCTCGTGATATTACCAATGCGGCATTTAAGATTGATAGAATACAATACTACAGCGGTGTATTTAAAAAAGAAAACAATATGCCATACATTATTGAAGGCGATGACGCTATACCAATAAATGTTTACATTGGTGTTGACCTAGCGGCTACGGCATCAGAGACATCAGACTTTCAAGTAATTATGGTTATGGGTATAGATGCACACAAAAACAGATACGTGTTAGATTATTTTAGAGAACGTATACCAACTTTTGATGTTCCTGCTAAGATTATACAATATGCAAAGAAGTATTCTCCAGTTCGTAGGGTTACGATTGAAACAGTTGCCGCTCAAGAAATGGTAAGGGATATGGTAACACGAATGTCTGCTACAGAAAAAAGATTAATGCCGGGATTGTTCAAAGGTGTAAAGCCTCCTGCTAGGGTAAAGAAAGAAGATAGACTTGAAACAGCACTAGGACAAATTGTCAACTCTAAGAAGCTACACATATACAGACATATGACAGAATTAGTAGATGAGTTCTTTGAACACCCAAAGCCAAAGAACGATGACTTGATGGATGGTTTATATTATGCTGATTATTTTGCTAGACCACCTAGAACAGAAAAGATGGACAAAAATGAAATAACCACTAAAAAAGATGACTTCGATATGTATAAAATAAAGAAAGCATATAACTGGATAACTGGTTCAAAAATATAACATATTTATTTTGTTTATAACTTATTTATTCGTATAATCTAACGAATGCCTAGATACTCTAAGAAATCAAAAGAAAGACTTGCTAGTTGTGATAAGCGACTTCAAGATGTTTTCAATGAAGTAATTAAACACGTTGACTGCTCTATACTAGAGGGTCATCGTAGTAAAGAAAGGCAGAATAAATTATATGATGAAGGTCGTACAAAAGTTAAGTATCCTAACGGCAGGCACAACTCTAGTCCTTCTAAAGCCGTTGACGTTACCCCTTATCCTGTTGATTGGGAAGACAGGGAGCGACAAACTCTTTTCGCTGGTTTTGTTATTGGTACTGCTAGGAGCATGGGCATTAATCTGAGATGGGGCGGTGACTGGGATATGGATTTTCATGTTATGGACAACCGCTTCGATGACTTTCCTCATTTTGAGGTACGAGACTAATGCCGGGTAGTACTACAGATACCGTACCAACAATGTTAACTCCCGGTGAGTTTGTAATTAAAAGGGAATCAGCAAAGATGTTAGGTAAACCATTTTTAGAAAAATTAAATGCTGTATCAGATAATTCATCACATTCAGCTATTGATGCATTAATCTCACAAGCTACATTATCACAAATGCAACCTATGATGGGTGGCGGAGTCGTTAATGAATATATGGGCGGAGGTTCTGTTGATAACTATATGGGTGGTGGTATGATTGATAACTATATGTATGGTGGCGGTGTTAAAAAGAAAAAGAAAATGGCTGGCTATCAAGAGGGTGGAGATGTTGACGATACGTTAACTCCTGAAGATTTAGCTTTTATGGCTTTAGGTCAAGAAGCTTTTGAAAGTTTAGGTGATAAACGATTTCAAACAAAAAAATTATACCCGAATTTACCGGGAGCTACTGTTGATAGTTATTTAAGTCCTGAAATTGTTTTTGGAGAAAATTATCAAAATATGTCTCCGGAAGAATTAAATGAGGCGGCTCAGAATTTTGCTGACATGATGAGTAATTTTAAGGCAATAGCAACAAAAGAAGTGGGAGAATTTAGCCCTATAGGCTCTGGTGGTCGTGGTAGTAGTAAGTTTTATTTTCCATTTAGTCAAAATGATGCTGAAGCATTAGATGCCCTTATGTTTATGATAACTGACCCAGATAAAGAGAATTATAAAAGCGGTGATTCTTTTAAAAGACTTCTTGAAGCACAATATTTACCTGATAAAGACAAAAGAAGACTTGTAAAAGAATTTGATGTTGATACTGTAGGATTACAACGAGGTGGTGTAGTCGGTGATGCTACTTCTGTTAGTTTAGAGGGTTTAATGTCTGAACTCCAAAAAAAAAAGCCTATAAGTAACTATTCAATGGTAGATGCTGATAGAGTAGATGCCGAAAATCAAGAAATACTAGATTTTATTATAAATTCTGTAATGCCGGGTGGTGTTATGGGTCGTGTGGCTAAAGAAACAGGTAAGTTACCAAAATTAGCTAAGAAGTTTGCAAGTTTAGCACCAGACAAAGGTAAGCAAAAAGTTTTAGATAAGATAGCAGATGAAATGACATTACCACCAACTAGACCAACTCAATCGTTTAGCAGGTTAGAGTTAATAAACCCCGGTTATTTACAAAAATTTAAAAATACATTAGTAAAAGCTAAAGAAAGTGTTGGTAGTGTAAAAAAAGGTGATATAGTTGATGCTGATTACCCAAGAGGATATTTTAACATAAATGAATACAATAGAGATATTGTACAAGTACCAAAAAAATTAAGAATGGAAATGGCTAAAGATTTACTAAAATCTTTTGATATTAATTTAAGAAAAGTAAAAGGTAAGCAAGAAGGCGGTGAAGTAGCAGATTCTTTATTTGGTATGAGCATGGATGAGTTCAATAAAATATTAGCAAGAGAGTTATTAGAATCTTCTATGACAGGTGAAAATACTCCTATGAGAATTGAACTATCTCCTGAAGAAGATAGATTTAGAAATAATCCAAATCCAGATAAGCCTTTTGGAAGGACAATATTAGATGACCTTTTATTAAGAGCTTACGAACAATATAAATTTGGTAAGATACCATTTGGTAAAGATTAATATGGAAAAAGACCAAAGAGCAGAATATAACGAACAACTCTTTAGACAATGGAGAGATGCACGTTCAGATTGGGATACAGAAGCTAGAGAAGACATTGACTTTTATTTAGGTAATCATTTTACAGAAGATGAGTCTTCAGAGCTAGCATCAAGAAACCAAGCAGATGTCCCAATGGACAGAACCTCTGCGGCAGTAGAAAAATTTAAAGCTGTATTAACAGCAAGACCCCCAGCATTTACAATAACCCCAAGAGAAGATTCAGATGTAAAAACTGCATCTATATGGAGAACAATCATGGGATACGTTTGGCAATCATCAGATGGTGATTCACAAATGAAACAAGCCATACATGATTACGCTACAACAGGATTGGGTTATTTATATGCTTATATAGATACAGAATCAGATTTCGGTAGAGGTGACGTGAAGTTTACATACCTAGACCCTTTTAGAGTATATGTCTCTCCTTCTTCTAGAAACCGTTGGCACGATGATGCTGATGGTATCATATTGTCTACCGTATTAACCCAAGAACAACTCGTTAACCTCTACCCAGAATTAGGAGATAAGACCGACCCAGAGACAGGTGAAGAAATACCCGGTCTAATCAATGAAATATCAGAGTATCATGATATTGAAGGAAGTGATTATCCAGCATCTCAAAACAAAAACTCTGTCGTTGCTTTTACACCAGCCGATGTAAAAGATAAAGACTATATGGATGTTAGAAAGTATCAGATACTAGAAAGATTTTATAAGACAAAGGTAAACTTCTATTATGTTATAAACACTCAGGATACATCAGAAATGATTATGTCTGAAGAAGAGTTTGCCGCATTTTCAGAAGAAAACCTTGACCTAATAGAAACTGGTATCTTTACAGTTGCACCAGTTCAGCAAACAAGAATTAAAGTGTGTGCATCAGTAGGAGAAATTGTATTGTATGAACAAGTTTTAAATACAGATGTATATCCAATAATACCTTTACCAAATATATGGACAGGAACACCTTACCCTAAGTCTGATATATCAAGAGCAAAGCCAATGCAGAAACTGTTAAATAAGTTATGGTCATTAGCATTGTCTCACGCTCAAGCTTCTGCTGGATTAAAACTATTAGTACCACTTGGAAGTGTAGATGATATATCTCAGTTAGAGCAAGATTGGGCAAATCCTAATGCTGTTATTGAAATAGATTCATCACAAGGTGAACCGCACTATCCACAACCATCTCCACTAGCAGGTGAGTTTTATAGATTGATACAACAATCAGAATTTTACATAGATTTTATATTTGGTCTACCAGAAATGATGCATGGCTTTGGAGATAAAGCACCTGATACAGTTCGTGGTACAGAAAGAATGATAGCTTTAGGAAGTGAAAGACCTAAGTCTAAGTTAAGAGATATTGAGTTCTCTATAAATAGACTTGGTAAAGTTTTATACAATCTTTCAAAAGGTCACTACACATTTAAAAAATTATTTAGACTTGCTCAACCAAACAACGATTTGACAGAAGTTATGGTTAATGTTTATGATGATGTTACAAACTCAATCGTAGATATAAAGAAAGAAAAGTATAACATAGAGCAACACGATATTAGAATCGAACCCGGTTCTACTATGCCTACTAACAAGTACGCAGAACTTAGTGTATATTTAGAGGCGTTTAAAATGGGTATCATTGATAGAACAGAAGTGTTGAAAAAGAACCCAGAAATATTTGATAAGGAAGGCGTAATGAGAAGAACAAATGAAAAAGAACAGATGATGCGTCAAATCCAGTCCTTACAAGGACAAATAAAGAATTTGCAAGGCGACTTGCAAACAGCCCAAAGAGAATCTGTACAAGACAGAAAGCGAGTTGAAGTTGAGAAATTCAAGACTAGACTTGGTGAAGTCAATTCAGATTCTAAAGCAGATAGAAGAGTACAACGTAGTAAACTAGAAAATGAGGTGAAGCTCGAAGTTGAGAAATTAGCTAATCGTCTTAATCGTGAGGCAGATAAAGTTAGTTCAGCTCGTAAGACCTAGAGACATCTCGGAAAGAAATACAAATGGAAACTTTAGAAAACAATGAGGCTAATGTCGAACCAATGCTTGAAGATGAAAGTAGGTTTGGAGAAAATGAAAGTATCTTGGGTCAACCACCAGAAGGTGTTGACGCTGAGACTATTGAAGACCCGGTTTTAGATACAGATGCTGAAGCTCGTAAATTTCAATCAATGTATGACCGCTCACAAGCGGAACTAAATGAATTGAAGAAATACGAACCTTTAGTTAATCTACTAGAGTCGAGACCTGATTTAGTTAGGGTATTGCAAGATGGTATATCAGAAGCTCCGAGTCAAGAACAATCATCTTCAGAACAGGTAGACGATTTCAACCCTTGGGAAGCCTTTGACTCAAGGAAGGATACCGCTTCTAGAAGGCTAGTGAAAACAGAAATGGAAACAATAGCTGGACAGGCAATCAGCAAAGCTATGGCAGAGCAACAGGCTAAGATGCAAACAGAAATGCATTTGAATAATACTGTTAATACATTGAGAAATAACTATAAGATGTCTGATAATGACATTAAAGAGTTTCTTCAATTTTCAACTCAGCCAAAAGAGCAAGTTGGTTTAGGTAACCTCGTTAAGTTATGGCGTGATGTCAGTGGGGTTAGTCAAAATAATACTGATACATTAAATGCAGTGAAAACTGCACAAAGTACTCCTAAGAGTGCTGGTGTTCTACAAGGACAAGCTACTCCTCAACCGAAGAGTAACATGGACAAAGTGTGGGATACCGTTATGAACTCTGGGAGTAGAAGTAACGTATTATAATAAATAAAATGGAAGGAATTGATTATGCCGAATTATAATCAAGGACAAGTAACATCTGGTGTACCGGGCAGAGCTTTTGTTGACGCTCCGGATACATCAACAAGACGATTATATGACTTTAGTGACAGGGTCGCAGACCTTGCTCCCGATGAGTCTCCATTTTTCGTCTACTTGTCAAAAGTAGGAAAAGTTCCGACTACAGACTCACAGTTTAGATTCCTAGAAGACAGAAGCAAAATTGCTATGACTGACAGAAGTTTCTTTATGCAAACT